GGCGCTGCCTTTCGCTTAACCGAACCCTTAGTGGCCTTGTGTTTTAGCTTTCTATAGTCATCAATAAACTTGACAACTTTTGCATTACTGATCATAGGTAACAGGTCTATAGGTATTCCTTCTTCTAGTGCAAACTGCTGAATTGCATCTCGGTCTTCTACAAATGTAGGAAGAATTTCTGCAATTTCAGTGTTAAACCTTTCAAGAATTTCCTTTTGACTTGCATCTGCTTGTTGCTGTTTCTTACCAAGAACAGCTTCCGCTACACCTTCACGCTTTTTACGAGCGGTCCAGTAAGCTTCTTGTGCAGTTTCCCTTTGATCTTTTAACTCGGTAAGCTCATAAGTTTCACCGTTTTTACGGGCTTCCTTAATTTTAGTATCAAAATTATGATACTCACTAGCAAGCGCAGTTTCCTCTTGTTGGAGTTGCTCTTGTAGTAGTGAAGCTATACCATCTAGTTCTTGGAGTTGTGCCTGTTGTTCAGTCTCAAACTCCTTCCGTTGTTCGCTAATCTTGTTACCCTTTTTAGACAGGCTTTGATCCGTTGCATATCCTTTACGGAGATCCTCAAGGGTTAGGTGTAGTACCTCTCCATCAATTTTAACTGGAACTTTGTAGTCCCAATCAATCTCCTCTTCATCAAGTAAATCAGATTCTTGGGTAGACTCACCGTCATCCTCATCATCATCTCCATCAGAAGTGTCATCCTCTTGATCCGTTGTATCGTCTTCATCTGCATTGTCTTCTTCGGGTGGTACTTCATCTACAGAATCTCCCGGATCTACATCTTCTCCATCATTCTCAGGTAGATCATCCTCTATACCTAAATGTTTGGCCATAGGCCCCATAGGTACTGGAATGTCATCAAAATTCTGGTGCTGTAGATCAGCATTGAAAGTAGCGTCATCTCCTTGAGAGGTAGACTCTATATTGTTTTCGTTGCTCATAAATTATTATCCCTGTTAGTCCTCGTTATTTGGCTTTCTTCTTTGTAACTTCCACTTTAATCGGAATGTTTTCCGCATGGTTAGAAATAAGAGCCTGTACATTAACAAGTGCAGATGTCATTGCCTGTAGGGTGTTGGCATGTAATCGGCTTTTCTCGTTACCTTTTCCAATTTCTCGAATAAGGGAAACCTGTGATCGCTGTAAATCGTACTCAGCTTTCTTAAGTTCTTCTAATGTATTAGTTGGAATCATTATCTTGTTCCTCATCTTCTAATTCTGGGTTGTCGATAAACTTTGCATTGAAACCAAAAGTCTCAATTTTAATCAATCGTTCTTTTACTGAGCCTAAGCCCATTGCTACGTGGTATAAGTACTCTCGCTCTTTTGTACAATGAGCTTCAGTGCTTAACCATTTTAAAAATAAATCTGAAAGTATTTCTCCATAGGCTTCTGTAAAAAACTCATCTCTTTCTTTCTTAGAAAAAGTAGCTCTCTCTAAAGCGTTCTTAGCTTCACCAAAGGGGTTTGGCCTGTAAGTACCATCAGATTGAAGTTGGGACTTGACCTTCTTGTCAATGCCATCCTTGTATTTCTTCATTTGATTATCTCTTAGTTAGTGTGTGAGGTCATGGATTTAAAGCTGAGACCTCAGGCAGCTTAGATACAGTATCACCCCCTTATAGTCCAACATCCCCCTGTTGTTCAGGGTTTGCTTGTTGGGCAGGTAAACTTGCTGGATCTGCATCTGCTGATGGCACATTACTCATCATAACTTTTGACACTAGGTTCTGTGCTTTAGCATACAGGGCATCTATGCTAGATTTAGCTGGCATTGCTTGTTGTTCTTTACCAGCGTCTAAACCTATCTTAGTCCACTCTTGTTCAGACTTATCTAACGCAACCATAAGTTGTTTTAGATTATCTTGAATGGCATTCTGGGCTTGTACGTTTGTGTAGTCAATGTTAGATTGCTGCATAGCAACAGCTAACCTCTGTGTCTCCTCTTCGAGCATCTTGGCTTTAGCCTGAGCTTCCTGATCACTCTTTTGACCTGCTTCCGCATTCTGTTTAAACTCTTCTGTGTTGATATCTATTAAGAAATCAAGAGGATCTAAGCCTAATGCTTCAAACGTATTTACTGCTAATGTTGATGCTGCTGTAGGTGATACAACAGCCCCTGCTCCAGCATCTCTAAGAGCTGGTAGGATCTGTTGACCAACCATTGATAACTTCTGTAGGGAGGTTTGATTACTGGCATCTCCAACATCTGCTTCTACAAATAAGTACTCGATTCCGGGTAGATCATCTATTAACACATCGAGATATCGTTGGTTGCCTGTGTAGTCTCCTACGGATTTTCCACGCATTTCTTTACGCATTGTTAAGTAGATACCTTCAAGAAGTTCCCGACCCCCGGTCTCCATGAATCTACGTGCAATAAATTGAATACGTAACTGTGCAGCTGACTGCACTTGTGACACTTTCGCTTCTGAGTTTCCAGACACATAGAGAGCATCGTTAAGACCTTGGGCTGCTTTAGACAGACCTGTGGCTTGTTCTTTATGACCTTGCAAGAACTGAAGCAAGGGTACTGTTCCTGTTGAGATTTGCTCTGGAGGCAATGATGCCACAGCGCCCTGAGGGTTGCCATTAGATGCAATTATCTGTTTAGGTTTCATATTTTGTAGTGCAGAGAAATCAACTACGTTGGGATCTGCAATCTTAGGTGCATAGTTAGTTAAGTATGTATTCTCAACAAACCCACGCAATATTGCTGTTGAAGCAAGTGTGGAGGGTCGAACCATGTCAGCCATAGATAAACCTTCAAGTTCAAAAGGAATCTCAAAGGGTGTGAAGGTTGCTACTTGTATGTGGTCTGCATCATTTTCTTCTAGGATTGTATCACCAACCCTTACAAAAGATTTTAACTCTGCAATACCATCTCCATCCCTATCAACATAAGTCCAACACCTAAGAACTACGGCTGTCTTTGTTGCTTCAAGTTGGCTGTCATCACCAGAACCTAGTAGTAGGGAGGTCCCTATAGCACGTTTACGAGCTAAAGAATCTGTGTTTAATTCAGATGCATAGCTTGTATCTTCTTCTACAGTTGTCCAAGTGACTTCATTTGCCTTATCAGGCCACCGTTCTCTAATTTCTGAACGAGTTAATTCTTCTTCATAGCCTACAAAGGATGCATCATGCACACCCGTAGCTCCCCGTGCAATCCGCAAAGTCTCTGGGGGTATCGGGGATACTATAGTTTTGTAGGTACTTTTTGTTCTTTTTAATCGGACTTTGATGTAATTACCTGACATCTCGTCTAAATAAATATCTCCTGTTGTTTCAATCTCAGGATCTGAGAGGAGAAGGTCTAACGATGTAGGGTCAATCTCTTCATACTCTTCAAATGAAACCTTTTCCTCAACAACGTATGACCATGTCACAGCTGATAGCTTCCACAACAAGGCAGACTTTAGCCAAGTGTTTAGAGTAGACCAACCCCGATTCTTAGAGAACAAGCAGTGGTTTACTAACTCAGACGCTGCGGTTGACCTGTGGTATGCTAATGATGTTTTATCACTGGGTTTAAATTTTGCTAATTTATTATTGTCAAATAACAGTTCAGATAGAACTGCAGAGTAACCCTCTATTGCCTCAACAGTATCTGAGGATACAATACGAGATACACCTTGTGGGTTTAAGTGACCTAGGGGAAGCATCGCATATTCATAAGTTGACTTCTGTCTTTCATCAGACAGCTCTGAGGTATCTAGGAAACTAGCACTAGACTCTGTTAGCTGATAGTCTAATAGTATGTTGAGATCTTCATCATCAACTTTAACCTTAAACCCTTCTTCATTCTTACTTGCCATTTAGACACCTCTTAGCTGTGTGAGCATCCGCTCACTCTATCTTTCAAATTAGGTGGTTTCATTTCTTTTCTTTCCCAGATGTGAAGAAACCATAACAAACACCTTATAGTGGAGGACTATAGGAAAACTAGTAAGACCCAAAGGCCCCTCGGAAAAGTGAGGGACCCTTAAGATCCTAAAGCCATTGAGTGTTGTCTTCTTCAAAATGTCTGTTTTTAAACGAGACTTTTGTTCTGGACAAACGATCTCCATGAGTACGTAACACCTCAAGGGCTATTGCTGTAGCTATCACTGTGTCGTCATTACAACCAGAGATAGCATTGGTACGACCATTTTCATCAGCTACATAATCAAGACATTCTTGAATTATCGTAGGGGACGCAAGTAGGATATCATCATTCTCTATTGCGTTCTTAAGATGACCTATGATCATAGGCTTAGTAGCTTGCGTGGTTCTCCAACCAAGCCTAGTACCCTCCTCATTAGATATGTTAGCTACTTTAGTCTGATGGTATAAATTCACGTAATCCATTTGTTTTAATCGGTTTAGTGTTGCTATACCTAAGGAATTAGATTCCACTGCAGTTAGAGCGTTATTGTAAAATCTACCTAAGTAAAATAAAAGATCTCCATATTGAGTAGGGTCTATTTTATTATTACGGTAAACAGCACAAACTTCTCTTTCCTCGTCTATAACTACTGCTGCTGAGTAGTCTCTTCCAACACCTAAGGCACAGTCAGCTCCAACTACAAAGTTGCTGTCATACTTAGGAAACTTAAAGATCTCCAAGAATCCCTCTCGGTGGTCTTCAAACATACACGTATCAATACTAAAATGTTGTTTCTTCTGAACCTTCTGTGGTTCCATGCTCATTAACTTTTCAGTGTTAAACACGTTAGCACCTGATACTATAAATGCTTCTTCTGCTGAAGCAGGGTACTCCTGACGGAATTTATCCACACCCCCTTCTGCAATCTTAAGACGCCTCCAGTATAGTTGTTCTATACCTAAGCCGTGTCTATTCTGCAACTCTTCTTCTTCTTCTGTGATTGTCTCTGAGAACTCTTCTGGGTTTAGTACCACCCTGTTATACTCGGGCATTAAAAACCACGGAACAAATATGGGGATATATTCATTCTCTCCAGCTACAGCACCCTTCCACAATCTATGAAACTCATTACCCACGCCATTGGCTGTGGACTCCAAGATTACTTCCGTACCGTCAGCTTGTGAGATACCTTGGAATAAACCAGCAAGTATCTTTGCATCATGAGTCCAAAAAGCAACTTCAGATAAGTGAGCAATAGTTGGTGTGGTTCCACGACCTGCCTCAGGGGAACCTGCTGTGTACAAACGATACCCTGAGTCATTGTGTTCAAAACCAATCTCCTTAGAGTTAGACTTCTTTAGTATCGGTGTAAACTCAGGCCTCATGTTTTGTATTATGTTACGCGACATGGAGAACAGTGCATCTGACGTGGCTGAGTCGTGAGCCATAACAACTGATTTATTGAACGGTGTGAGGTACGACTTCCAATATACACGACCAGTGGCGTAAGTAGATAACCCCATCTGTCTTGCTTTAAGTATAATGGCACGAACCTTACCAGTTTCTTTTAATTGTTTTTCAATAGCATCGTTTACTATTTGCTGTGCTGTATTGAACTCTAGGGGTATAAAACCCTGCGAGGCATCCTTGGGTAGTATGCGTATCTGTTCGGAAGCAAAGTCTTGATATGATTCCTCATATCTTTTTATGTCCTTACGCTTTTTACTTTCAACAGCAAATGCTAATTTTTCTCTATTTGTTAAATGTGTAGTCACTATAGTCCTCCAAGACCGGGGCACCCCACCGCAATACGTAGGGCAATACAAAAAAATATAACTCCGTAACCTAAGAGAGTCCTAGTATGTGTATAGAGTATACCCTATAGTACTCCTAGAGAACTCTTACAGTTAAGGGGTTAGGGTATGTCTGTAGCTGTTCCCCTATAGAGTCCATATACAATCCCTATAGTATCCCTAAGGTACTCCTTATATAGGGGAGGGGGTAATTGAAATAGTATATCTATAGTATCTAGACACACAGGTACCTGATGTAATGATTCTAGGACCCCCTCAAGCCCTATAAGAGAGTACCAGAGGGTTACTTAACCGTGTCTAGTATCTGCCTATCATATCACCAGAAGATTCTTATATTCTTCTATAAGGTACTTAAAAGATAATCTTCTATAAGGTACTTAAAAGAATCCTATCGGATACCTAGGGGATATATAAGTAGTCTCCCACATACAGGTACCCTAGATAACTTTGAGTACCCCCCAATATCCTCATAGAAACCCTAGGGACTGCCCCTCCCTAAGAACCCCTACTCCCTAGGAAACATCAAAGGACTACTAAAGTATACTATAGGGATACTGTAGGGGTCTTACCTTGACTCTAAGATGGGATAGTGCCCTCAATATTAACACAGGGAGCCTCGGGGTATAACATATAGGTACTACTATACACTCCTCATAGACTCCCCATAGACTCCCCATAGACTCCCCATAGACTCCTCAATACATTACCTATGTACAACACACATCATATACAACACTGTAAGGATACTATAAGGCGTAGCAAACTCCGAATCAAGTCTGCAGTGCTTCAACATCACACGCTGTAACACCTGCGCGGTTTGGTCTCCGTCCCGGAGCCGCAGCAATTGTGTGGTCAATCCCCTGACTATGTAATTGCCAGCACAGAGCTTAGCAAGACTCTGAAACGAGCAAGATTGCTTTCTTTATGTGTGATCCATTCGGGATTGCACTCGTTCTTTAAGTGAGGTGGACCATGGCAACATTGCCAGCAGTACCGCAGTACAAGATAGTTAAAGATGTAACTATCGTTAACAGTCGTTTGGTTACCCCTGTCCGTCGTGACTTTGGTGACCAATACAGTATGTTAGTTGCAGGAGCTGGCCTTGAGGCTTACGGCTCCGTAACCACAGAGGGTGATGCGTACTGGCTCAATGCCAACGCCACCTATCCCAATGGAGACGCTATCCCAGCGCCATTGGTGGTTAACCGCAGCAAGCAGCCGATTGCTGAAGAGTTAGGCGCAGGCTCAGAGGTTGAGTTAGCGTTTAAAGTAGTAACTACTCCGAAAGGAACGTACTACAACCTTGCAGCAATCAAGGTTCTCAAGTTCGTCAAGTGTTTCTCACTTGCGGATGTATTCGACCAAGTGTCGGAAGAGGAAGCGGTGGAGATAGATAATATCCCATTCTAGTCCTCAAGGGTCTACAAGAATTGAATCTCCTACGGGGGGTTCAACTCTTTTTTTTAACCACTGACCACTATGGTGCTAAGGTGTTAAATATGAACAAACACAAGATAATGCTAAGTGCATTAATAATTGGTACGGTTCTCATAGTATTGACTTTTACACTCAATATTATGCTATTACACGCGTACCACACATCATTATAAGCATGGCCCGTGTCACAACGGGTCTAACTGGACAAGCAAAACCGACATAAGGATTTCCGATGTCTTACGAACAAAAGTATTTAGAAGATGAAGCAGCAGTAGAAGTAGTAGGGGTAAGTAAGAAAACAAACTCCTTCTCAACATACATACAAAATAACGAAACTATAGACACACAAGTAGACAACTTAATGGAGTTTATATTTGGTGATGTTATATTTAGGGAGGTAGAATAATGTATATTCTTCACTTAATAGTAAAAGACTGTTGTAAACACACAGTCTATGTCGAGTTCCGCAAAGGTGAAACAGCAATCACCGATGCCAAAAAAGCCCTAGTCTTAGAAGCAAAAGGTGAAGCTTGCGAGGTAGTATTCTGCAACGACGAGGGTATGCCTTTCCAGTATGAATCTGTAGAAGCATCTAATAATCAATTTATGAATAATGTAGCTGTAGGAGCTTGTGGAATAGTCCTCATAGCAATAGCATTTATAGGAATAATTCAACAGTAAAAACGATGCTCACGACCACGTAATAAAATACCTTGGCGTGAGTGTCACCTTATTATAAACCAACAGGAAGTAATTATGCGAAGAACAGATATATTAAAAATGCAACTTAACAACAGCAGGGGTAGGTTCTTTACTGCTACCTACAAATCAGTAGTAGGTCAAATGAAAACTATGAACTTCAAAGTTAAAGAAGTTCTAGAGTTCAAGAACAACCACGTAAAATGTGAAGTTTACATTCCAAGAATCATGAGCACAGAAGTAGTTGTGTTCAACATCGGTCGAACAGGTGACCTACAATATCTAGCAGCAGATAAAAGCAAAATCAGCATGTCAGGTAAAGGTCTATTATAGTAATCAGGTACTTAAGAGAATAATCTTTTAAGTACCTTTAGCACATCAAACCAATAGGTAAAAACAATGCAATTATCCAACTATGGTAACGCAGCACAAGTAATAGGTGTACAACATACACAGCAGTTCCAGATGCAAATGAACGCCAAGATGTTCTCTATCTTAACGGACAAACTGTATCAAAACAAAGAAGGTGCAGTCATTCGTGAGCTGTCTGCTAATGCAAGAGATGCACATGTTGCAGCTGGCAAAGCAGAGTTGCCATTCCATATCACATTACCCTCATGGATCTCGACAGAGTTCAAGATACGTGACTTCGGTACTGGCATAGATCCCGATGAATTTTATGATATATACACAAACCTAGGACACTCAACCAAAGACCATGAGGATACCTCAATTGGCGCTTATGGCTTAGGCTCAAAGACTCCGTTTGCTATCACTGACAGTTACACAATACGTAACTACTGGAATGGTATGGTCTACGTGTACACTGCATTTAAAGACTCAGGTATGCCCACAGTGTCCTTAGTAGGTTCAGAAGCTTCTGATGAAGTTAATGGACTTGAGATCAGTGTTGATATTGGTTCAGATGGTAATGTATCTTCTTTCCGCAGAGAATGTGGAGAACAACTAGGATACTTCACTATCAAACCAATCATACATAACTATGATGACTTCGCATGGCCTGAAATACCTGAGTTACACATGGGGTATGATGTAAAGTCTGGACACTATTCTTCTGAGATTACAGTAGTAATGGGCGGTATACCATATACCTCACCTATACGCTCACTTCCAGAAGATTTAAAGAGTTCTCTTTACCGACTAGAGATAACTCTTGTAGCAGAGCTTGGTCAAGTGGATATACCACCATCAAGAGAGTCGTTAGAAATGACAGCTAAAACCATTGCATTCATTTCTGATAAAATTGCAGAAATATCTGAAGACTACATAATAGATTTCTACTATAGAGTAGAACATGCAGATAATCATGTTCAACTAAATGCAATACTAAATAGCAGGATAGACGAATGGCTAAGTAATGGACATTTCAACACGTCCCTTTACAAATACAAAGGACTTACGTCTTCAGGTGAAACGCTCACAGAACTACTTGATCAGGATCTAAAAACGTTTAATGCAAAGAAAAACGTTAGACATTACAAAAGCCTCAGGAATAACCACAATGGTTGTTCAGTAGAGTCACTTATAAACATGATGAAGAACTATAATCATGATAAAGATCAATCTACTCTGTACTTAAACGATTTATCACCAAGAGCTAACAAAGTAATAAATAGTAATAAAAGCGTACTGGAGACTAATTGTGTAATTATCTTTCCTAATGAAAGAAAAACAAAACTGTTCTCAAAAGCTGTAAGTGAGGTACATGCAGAGTTAACTCAACTAGGTTTCAAACCTGTAAAGTTATCAACAATTATGTCAATGCCCGTTGTAATTAAAAACACAACAAAAAGTAAAACGTATGACAAACCTGATCAGGTGTTCTTAACGAATAACAGAGGTGTTGTGCTTAAAGATTCAGTAAAAGAACTTCCAGAAGAAGGTTGTTTCGTAACAATGTCCAACTGGACTCTGGGTAAACGGGAATCATACATATCCTGTGTTAGGCTTTTACTTAACAAAGAAGTGTATGCTCTAAGAAGTCATGCTCAAGCTGCAGCATCTCGTTCAGGTAAGTGGACTTCAATCCATAAACTAGAAAGTGCCGTAGTAAAAGCATTAACTGCAAGACTAAAAAGAGCAAAAGATGCCGAAGAAACCTTGAGAATCCTAACAGTGCATGCAAACTGCGGACCATTGTTTGACGAAAACATAGAGAAAGTTGAACTAAACCCTAAGAAAAAGCTAGCAAAGCTTATTAAAGTTTGTAGGGAAGTACAAGTGGAGTTCAACAACTCTCGTCTGTCACGTGAAGAGGAATATCAAATCCTAAACTTAGGAATCCCCGAGTACAGGTCTGCAGCTAGGCCACCAGCGTACATAGTTAGGTACGCAAATGAAACGTCTGATAAATGGTCTCTAATTATCATGTCAACGTTCTACCATAACAGGTGGAATGATGGAGGTAAGGAAGCATTACGTCAGGCACTTAATCTAATCGAAGGTAATTTCAAATGAATATAATCACAGATCATTCAGTGACAATATTTGACAGTCTAAAACCTGTCACAGTAACAGACTCGCATCATATGTTTGAAGACATAAAAGAGCTAGTCTCAATGGGCAACTACGATGAAGCCCTAAACCTAATTGACAACAGACGTACAGCTAAGAAAGCAATCACTAATACTGACTTTGAGTTAGTAGGTGACTGCTTGTACTTAGACGACTACCGAATCCCTGACAACATGGCTTCGCGTATCTTCGACCTAACAGGTAGCTACAACTCTGTAAAGCCACTGGAAAGGTTCTTCCGCAACTTACTAGCTAACCCATCATATCGTGCAGTACAGGAGTTATACGGATTCCTAGAACTGTCTAAGCTACCAATCACAGATGATGGACACTTTGTTGCATACAAAGCAGTCAACTATGACTATCGTGATTGCTACACAGGCACTATGGATAACAGC